TGAGATGGAAAAGATTAGAGAGGCACAGGCACATTGGCAGAGCGCACAGGATGGCTCTTATGAGATGGCCCTGCACTACGCAGGCTACACACGCCTGAGAAATGAACTTAAAGCATTAAGGGAGGCTAAACATGACTGAATGTGTTTGGAAAAACATTTCGAGATACGAATGGAAAACGGACTGCGGGGCAAAAAAGCTGTTGTTTTGCGGATTCTGGAATGGTCTTAAATGCACTTGTGGCAAATACGCAAAAGAGGAGAAGAACACATGACTAAAGACGAAGTATTACGACTTGCATTTGAGGCGTTGCATTATTGCGAGGCGCTAAACAGTTCAGTCGAAAAGCAAAAGATGCAAGCAATCACCGCAATCAAAAAAGCACTAGCACAACCAGAGCGTGATTTTGTTGGGCTGACGGATGAGGAAGCTCGTGTCAAGTTTGAAAGCTGGCACAAAGCTGAATATGTGCAGCCGCTTGAGCGCTACGGACATACATACAAAAATATGCACGTTCGTAACCGATGGCAGGGGTGGTTAGCCGCCAACGGCATAAAGGAGAAACAAAATGACTAAAGACGAAGCCCTACGCATGGCGCTGGAGGCGTTGGAAAAACTGTTTGGTATTCCTGATATGTTGACTGGAGAAAATAGTGGCGATGTTGCTGTGTGGCGATTGGGGGGTTCATATCGGACGCAACAAGCCATCCATGCTATCAAAGAAGCACTGGCACAACCAAAGCGTGAAATTTTAGGTAATGTTGATTACATCCCGTGTTGCACAGACCAGACTTGCCCAAAATGTAAACCTCCACAATCAGAGCCTGAATGGGTTGGTCTGACGGATGAGGAGATATTTGCTGAGGTAAAGCGCATTGACCCTGACGAACAGTATTTACCCAAGGCTTTGACACAGTTTGCCCGAGCCATATTGAAAGCCGCAAAGGAGAAGAACACATGACTAAAGACGAAGCCCTACGCATTGCGCTAAAAGCAACAGGAGTAGGAATTAATCAAACAATGTTTTATCAGGGTAAAGTTATTGGGCATATTGAGACTGACAGTGACGGTGATCCACTTGGTATAGTTTACGATCCTAAAAGCGTACTATCTTGGGAAATTTACGGTTTTAATGATATTGACCAATTAGCGAAAGAAATGTTGAACCAATATAGCCTTAGAGTTTTACAAGGCACTGAAAGGAAATGAAATGAACCAACAAACAAAACCCACAAGAATTCACCAACTTGCTGAACAGGCCGGACTATTAGGTCCTAGTAGCCGAGTGGGGAATTCACACCAAGCGGCAGAAAGGTTCGCTGAGTTGATTGTTCGGGAATGTCAAGATCGTGTGGAACATTATATCAGGGATTGTGGCGAGATTGGTTCATTGCCTGATACTGTGATTAAGAAACATTTCGGAGTTGAATAATGAACGAACGAATTAAAGAACTTGCTGAACAGGTTGGTGGAGAATTTTATGAAGGATTTGCTGGAAGTACGAACTTTGTCAAATTTACAGAAGATGATTTTGAAAAGTTTGCCGAGTTGCTTGTTAAAGAATGTGCTGATGTTGCTACTCTTAACCAATATAAAGCGTTCACACCGGGTCACTATGTGAAGAAACATTTTGGAGTTGAATCATGACTAAAGACGAAGCCCTACGCTTGGCGCTGGATGCAACAGGAGAAACAGAATGAATGAAGTAAAGGCCCTGAAAATGGCGTTACGTGCCCTCAATGCAACTATGACTACACATGGAACAAAGGAAGCGATTGATGAGGCTAGACAGGAGGCGGCCAAAGCCTGCGAAGAGATATTGGATCAACCCACCTTCTGGATGAATTGCAAAACATTGGCTGATTCAATCCATTATCCGAAATGTTGGGATATTGCAGCCTATCCAACACTTGACGATGCTTTAGATGAGATGGTTGCTTGGTTTGAAATTAGCGAGTGCAGCACTTGCGAAGAAGAACTGGCACAACCAGAGCGTGAATGGATTGGGCTGACATATGAGGACATGATTGAAGTTTGGAATAAGTTATACAAAGAACGCACAGACGTAATGCCGTTGCCAACGACTTTTGCCAAAGCGGTAGAAGCCAAACTCAAGCAAAAGAACGGCTACGCCGAGGAGAAGAACACATGAACGACCAAGACTGGACACCGGAAGAAGAAGAAGCATTCAACGAGATCGAGAAGCAATCGAACCTCGGCAAGCAGATCCTCAAGGAGATCAAGCCCCAGCGTGAATGGGTTGGGCTGACAGATGATGATGAAATCCCTTGGGATGGTGTTGATGCCAAGTCTTTTGCCAAAGCCATCGAAGCCAAACTCAAGGAGAAAAATTTTGGTAAAAGTTAATGCGATGTCCTTTGCCCATCTTGTCAAAATGTTGATGGATGGGACTCGGACCGCTAGAGAGCTGGCAGAAGAAACTGGTCTTCACGTCAATACAGTCTATTCCTACACCAAAGAAATGCACAAGGTTAAAGCCGTGCATATAGCCGATTGGGAAAAGGACACGATGGGCCGAGACTGTATGCCTGTCTTCATGATCGGCAATAAACCTGACGCCAAAAGGCAAAAGGTAACCATAGCTCAAAGGGCAGCCAGCTACAGAGCCAGGAAAGCAATTGCTAAAACAAGCCTACAAAACTGGTTGGTGGAACGAACATGAACTTAAAAAATGAAATCAAACAAGAGCTGGCGACATTGAAGGAATACCTTGATGTTCTCAAGCTAAAGGTTGAAACCTATATGTTTTTGGGCAAAGAAGCCCATAAAAGAATTAAGCAAATTGACTTAAAAATCAAAGATTTAGAAAACAAAATTAAAGAATCAAATGATAACTACTGAAGAAGCAGCAAGAAAGATGAACCTGTCATCGAGGCAAATAAGGCTTATGGCAAAGTCCGGCAGGATCCTTGGAGCCAAGCTATTTGGAGGCGTATGGCTATTGCCCGATGATTTCAGTATCATCAAAGTTCGTCGTGGACGTCCCGTTCGCAACTTGATCAAGGATGAATCAAATGACTGATGAAAATACAACCCCAGTTTCGTTTTTTGAAAAAATCAAAAACCAACTGTTGGCTTCGACAATTGAAGTGCGAGAGCGATTGGCAAACCTGATCGCCACCATTCGTCAATTGTTTTAATTAGGGGCTATAAGCCCCTATTTTTACGACAGCACTTGCAGGGCAAGCTCTGCGTGTTTTCGGCGTTCCTCTAAGCCAATCGTGCCGCCGTTGATGATCTTGGTGCATCTGATGAAGTCCCAGGCTTCGGCTGGTGCGTTCAACTTGTGCGTGTCCCAAAACCAACCAGCGGTCAGGGCTGCGTATTCTGGGGTGGCAACCAATTCTGGGTTCATCACAAAATCAACGCCAAGCGCTTGACCTGCATGGTAATAACCATCGTGCCCAGTAAGCTGGACGCAACCCCTGCCACGAAAACGATACCCATCGCCTGACGCCTCATCGCGGTTTCCCATACGGCTGGCGTAAACCTTGTTGGCGATACGCTTCGGCTGACCTGCGTAAGCGTTAGCGATCTCTTGAGTTGGAAACCTTTTTTCCCACAAGCGCATCAGCGTGGCCGCCTTGTAGTTGAGATTCTCTTCCAGCGTTTTGAAGTTGCCGCACTCATGCCCACATTGCCCAATGAACATGGCTTGTTGCTTGGGCGTGGCGATGTGGAACCGCTCAAAGGTCTTGTTCAGGCCATCAACCCAGGCCGAGCTGATACCCAGTTTTTGGAGTTGATCACTGTTTAACATTGACCTTGTCCTTTACTGCTTGGTACTGGTCGATACAGGCGTTGAGGCGGGTGATGGCGAGGTCGCCTTCTGCTGCGATGGTGACAATATCTTTAAGAGCCTGTCGCTCAGGTTCGGCTCCATCTTTTGGATCTCCTCCGGCAACTCCGGCATCTGAACTGGCTTGTACACCACAGGAATTTGGGATGCGCAACTCACCAGAGTCAATGCGCTTAAAAGTATCAGTCTTCTTGGATTGAATAGCATTGCTTGCCTTTCTGAGTGCTGCGGTCTTTTCTTTAAGTGTTTGAGCCAGCTCTTCTTCCTTGGCCCTCGCCTCGGCATTCAAGCGATCAATTTCTGCCTTGTCCTCTGCCACACGGCGCTCATAACCCTTGTGGTCGGCCACATAGTAGCCCCCACCTAAAGCCAATACCACACCGCCAACTTGCATCAATAAAGCGTAAGTGGCGATCACCGGCAAGATTTTGGCAAGATAACTGACCCCATAAAGGGCAACACCGGCAATCATGGCCGCACAGGCGATGACGTAAAAAAGATCGCTGAAGAATGATAGGAACCAAGTCATTCTGATTCCTTCGCAGCAGCCCGTTCATTGGCAATTTCTTCCCGCTCGGGATGCAAATGATCTGGCGGTGTCGTGGGCGGTGGTGGCGCTCTCCACTCTTCGTCAAACACTGGATTCACGAATGTTGGCATGGCTCCGAATGCATTGTTGGCCGGAGTCATTGGAGTGAAGCCAGCCTGGGGCATCTGCGGTCCATAGCATGGCTGCATAACAGACGTTGGGTTGGTGGCCTGTTTGACCCCAGCCAAAGTACCAGCAACGCCGCCAGCCACACGTTTGCCCACAATACCGCCAATGCCACCAACAAGAAGCAAAACGATGTCGTTCAGCATCTTGGTGTAGGCTTGGTCAATTGGAGCCATTGCCTTGATCGGTTGCACCACAAAAGTGACCGAATACAAGAGGCAAATAACGATGAAGAACAGAATGCCTGTGATGGCAAGCACCACAATCGCCCAGATACGAACTTCGATGTCTTCAGCGCTTAGGCGGTGGTCCGGATGGTTGCTGAACAGATTCAACTTGCTTCTCCAGTACGGGTGCGACTAAATAGTCGGGGCACGTTTGCGTGAACAAACATTTAGGACGCTGGCACTCAGGGTCTTGGAAATGATCAAAGTCCTGGCAGGTATATCGATACCTGTCAGAGCAACCATTAATACTTAGAGTGATGAACAGGATGGCTATTTTTTTTAGCATAGTCAACGCTCTCCTGTACAAATAGAAAACCAACGTATCCCAAAACTAATACAAGAACAACTATCAAAGCGATAATAAAAAATTCTTCTTGTTCTTTTTTCTTGGCTTTGGCACGGTCTTCTGCGGCTTTGGCAGCGAATTTATCGGCTGCATCCATCTTCCCAGCACGTTCGATAATCTTGTTCCAGACATCGACTTTGCCGACTTTCATGAACTCAAGCTGGTAGTGCGCTTTGATTTCCCGAACCTTATCCAGCTCCAGCTCAATCTGCATGGCAATCTGCATATTGGATGCGTTGCCAGACGATTTGGCTTCAGCAACCGCTTTCTCTGCATTGTTTGCTGACGAAAAAAGACTGCCTAATGCTGGCCCTAAAGACTGAACGTCTTGAGCCGTTTTGGCCGCTTGCTTAACAAGCGATACTGCTTTTTGAATTCCCGTTAGGGCTAGGCCAATGCTTATTGGATCAATCATTTCAAACTCCCATCAGGTGTTTAAATAATTGTTCCAGATATTTTGGGCCAAACAATGACACAGCGATCAAAAGATAGAGGATGTACTCTATCCTTTGCATCCGCTTAGAGCCGTCATCAAACCTTTCTTGAATGGCTTGATAACGAGCAGCACAAATCGCCTCATGCGTGTTTAACCTCGCATCAGTCGTCAGTACTTGCTTTTCAACAGCGTCCATTAGACACCAACATAAGTGACCACTGGAGAGCCAGTTGGAGCCACAATGTAAATCAGGTTGGTGTTGGTAACCGGCAAAGTCACTTGCTGACCGGCAGACAGAGCAAAGCCAGTAGAGCTTGTTACACCAGTAGTGCCAACATACAAGACTGCTGAGTTGGTGGAAGGTGCTGACAAAGTAACGCTTGCGTTCAAAGCATGACTAGCCAAAGCCACAGCCGAAGTGGTAGCCGTTTGCTGTCCTGTCACCAAGCTGGTCGTTGCACCATTGCTGGCAATATAAACAGGAATAGCGCCAGCAGGGTTGGTGATATAGGTAGGGGGATTGCTAGGGGTAACAGACATGATGCGTCCTTAAAAATTAAGCCCAAACGTAAGCCGTACCGTTCCAATGCAAAGACGTATTGGCAACAGTGGGTGTTGGAATAGATGCGGTAGCCAGAATGCTCAAGTTGGCTTTTTGCGCCATTGCGTTTTGGTCAGCAGCTGTGAAGAATTGGCTTGCAAAGTCACCAGCAGACCAGTTCTGAGCCGTGGTTCCTTGCTGACCCCGAACCATTGTGGTCACCACATCACCAGACATTCCGGTGACCAAAACGATTTCTTTCAGAATGCCAGTGGCCGCATCGTTGAACGTCATGTAAAACGCCTGACCAGATACTGGAGCCGGAAACAGGGAGCCAGTACCAGTTGCCAAATTAGCAGTGGTGGCCGTGCTGGATACTGCTGCGGCCAGAGTTGATTGAGCGTTGTTGGCGTAAAGAAGCGTGGTCATATCAATACCCGATTGCAAACCAAAGGAAAGCAGCACTCACCAAGAAGCTCGAACCACCTTGACCACCAATACGGACATTCACGCCGTAATTGCTAGGTGCAGCTTGAGTGGTAACAACCGAGTCAACGCCAGAACTTCCCGATAAAGGAATAATGGCATTCCCGCTGAAGTGCAAACAAGCATTTGGGAAGGTCAAGGGAAATGTTACCGAGACAGGGTTGCTGCTAAAGGTATTTGATTGACCCCATTGGAGGATTAGACCGCCTGGGAGATACTGATACCCATTTGTCGTAATACTTTGATTGCCACCAGTGACCGAAGCCGTAGACACCGCACCCACTTGAGCTGGGGTGTAGTCTCCAGTTGCAGGAACAACAGCACCAGTTCGGCCATTGAATGAAGACACAGCACTGGTGACGTTAGCCCAGTTAATGGTAGAGCCGTTGTATTGCAGAATCTGACCAGTAGTTGTTGGCGCTGGCAAGAAGCCAGTAGCACTGGTTCCAGTTTGATAAACGATTTCTTGGGCTGCACCACCGGCAATAGCACTTGCCACGCTGGTGGCCGGATTGTTCATCACAAATGCCGACCAAGCCGCAGAGTAGGTCAAAGAGATGGGGTAATACTGTGCTGGAATATCGTTGGCAACCAAAGGCGCTTGACCGTATTTGACGATGGGGTGTGCAGGTTGAATTGCAGAACCCAAGCTCAAGGTCAAAGTGCAAGCGCCAGTATTGGCAGCAGATGCCTCAACCACAAATGTCAAGCCATCGGGAATTGCAGTCAAATCGCTGGTCAAAGCAGCGGTAAGGCTATTGGCCGAACCACCGGCAACAGCTGTGAAATAAATGGCACTTTGCAGCTGGTCAATTTGAATGAAGTTAGCCATGTCACCAGCAGTCACCAACTGGCTGACAATAGCGCCAGCAGCCCAAGGTAAGGCAGCAGTGCCTTGCTGACCACGTTGGACAGTCAAACTATCAACAGAACGGTTGGTGCAAAGGCATATTTCAGAGGTCAGTTGGGTGGCTGCATCTAATAGGGTGATGTAGAAACCGCCATTAGTGCCGGGCGAAGGGAACTCAGCACCCGTACCTGTTGCCAAAACCAATGTCGTGGACGAGGCTGTGATGGGGTTTTGCAACGTGGTTGAGGCGTTGTTTGAATAGGCAAGTAGGGTCATGCTGTGTTCTCGCTGTAAGCCGAATTATGGAACATAAATGTAAACAGCGCCAGCGTGACCAGTACCGCCATTATTTTGGATAACGCCGCCGGTTGAGCCGTTATAGCCACCGCCACCACCACCTCCACCAATACCAGTGGCAGATATACCAAAACTTACATCACCGCCATTACCGCCACCGTTGCTGCTTGAGCCGCCGGTACCAGTGCCACCGCCGCCACCGCCGCCGCCGCCACCGGAACAATTAAGCAGTATTCCGTAAAAGTGACCAGAATATCCTGTTCCGCCAGAGCCGCCAGTTCTATCAGTCCCAGACCCGCTACCGCCATTGGAATTGGTTCCAGCGCCGCCGCCACCACGATAATTACCAGAAGTTATTATTCCTCCAGCATAAACAGAAGACGTTGATGCGGTTGCATATTTCCCTGCATTACCGCCATTACCACCTCGTATATCATTTGAAAGCGCATTTGCACCAGCGGTTCCACCCAAAGCGGTTAAAGTCGTACTGCCATACGTTACGCTTGAATTGCCACCTGCGTTGGTGGTGGTTCCTCCAGCGCCAACAACAATGCTAATCACTTGACTTGGCGTCACTGTTATTACGCTTGATGGATAAATAACCTGACCACCACCACCGCCACCGCCGCCGCCACCACTAGGTGACAAGTTGTAAGCGTAAGAACGCCCACCTCCCCCACCGCCACCAATGACAATGACGTACATTTGTGTCTTGCCACTTGGGATGGTGAGTGTGGTAGAGCCAGCAGATGTGTAGCTATAAACCGTGCCAGACAATGGGTACGTTTTACCGTACATATTGCCCAAAGATATTGCGCCGGAAGATATTCCGGCCAATGTTCTCATGCTGGTATCGTTTAAGGAACCAATGGCCGTGCCAGTACTGTTATACAAATTTATGTAGTTGTATATTTCCAGTTCGGCACTTTCGTTCAAACTACCATTGGTGACTTTGCCACCAATGCTAATCGCCCCTGACGATACCATTGTCATGGTTTAAGCCTGTGGTTCGCTAGAAGCAGGAGCAGCATCAACCACATTAGAGGATTGAGCGGCAACAGCTTGAGCAGCTTGGTTCAGACCACCAATCATGTTGGCAACTTCGCCGTAGGGACGGGTCACCAAGTAGTTGACAATAGCGTTAAACAATTCAGCAGTAATTCCAACGGTTTGGTTCATGAAAAGCTCCAAAGGTAGTTTTTGAAAGGGCGAAATTGCCCATCGCTATTATGCAGCAGGAGTAGCCCAAGGCAAGGGTGGTTGCGTAGTGGCGGGTGTAATCTGAGCAGCCAAGTTAGCATTGATAGCAGCCTCAGTAGCTTCTTGGTTCACGCCAGAACCCCATACCCAACCGTTCACAATAGCTTGTGTCAGGTTGGCAAAAGGCACAAAGTTAGGGTCGCCAGCAGGAGGTTCTGTGAACGAGCAAGTGCCGTATATGGAGTTGCTGTATTCCTTGCCGTTAGCGGTTTCTGTGCCAGTAGCACGCCAGCCGCAAGTGACCACCACAGAAGTGAAGCCGTTGATTTCGGTAGTAGAAGTGGAGAGCCAGTCGGTACTCCAAACGATAGTAGCTGACATGATTAGCCTTTCAGTTGATTAAGCAATGTTTGCCGCTTTGAGGCGGGCACGGAGAGATTGGATTTCAGCCCACATCACAGGAATAAGGGCGCTCGCATCCATTTGTTGATACACGGGGTTACCGTCAGCATCAACGGCATCTTTTTCACCAGTATGTGCATATTCAGGCGTTTCATGCGCAATAAACATTGGGCGCTCTTGTGTAGCGCCTTTCATCTTGCCCATGTAAACAGGCACAGAATCAATCAATGCACCGCTGTCAACAACAGGGCCGCTAATGTCTTTGGCTCTGTAATCAGAAGTAGTGTTGTAA